CAAGCTCCATTAGCAGGTAACTATTCGGGTAAAACAGATTCATGGGATTTTGAGGGCACGGTTCAACACACTTTATATTCACAGGCAAATAACAATGACTTGCAAATCTATGAAAGCGGTGTGGAAATAGGATTTACAATCGAAAATATTGAATCCCATAGTGTCCCGGAACTATATGAAGAAACAGTTCGCACGGCTGTTTATTCCGAATTTGATTGGGAAATTGAATACGTAGATGAAACAATAATTAGGACACGAACCAAGACAACCAATTATCCAGCAGAAATTGATTATATTTATTGTTCAGGAAAAGGTCGAAAATACCCTGCCTTTATAGATGCTGATTCAAGAAATCAAGGGTATAACGAAACCGACTTAATTGAGAACCCTGTTTTTATGATTGAAGATGCTTTAAGAACAGAATTGTCAGTTACATCTTCAAATATTGATTATGCTTCATTCGACACATCGGGCAATACGACAAATGGATATTTAGGTGACATTTTTAATGATGCTGTGGGGGATGTTAAATTTGCCTTTTCACAATATAAATTTATCAATTCAAAAGATTTTATAAGTAGAATCTGTAAACAAATTTTAAGCTGGGTGTTTGTGGGTGGCGATGGAAAATTCAAAATACGAACATTGCGAAGAACAGGGGATTATGCAGGCGCTGATAAAACTATAAACTTTAATGATATTAATTTAAAAAGTATTTCGAGAACATCTCTTGGTGCGGTGAGAAACGACATCACAATAAATTACAATAAAGACTATGGGCAAGACCAGTTTGTTTCTAATGTGAACACTACTGATGCTACTTCACAGGGGACAACGGTGAACGGTGTAAGTCAATCCTTAAAGTTAGAGTTAGATGCAGACATTTTAGACTCCACAACAGCTACTCAATTAGCAGATGCTTATAAGACAATTTTCAAAGACCGTAAAGTAATTTTAGACTTTGAGTGTCTTCGACCTTATTATAACGATTTAGAGATTGGAGATATTATTTTATTCTCTAATTGGGATTCAAACATCAAGATTTACGGTGCTGCAATGGGGACAGATTATTATTTAATAACAAGTATATCAAAAAAGCCGAGTGGATGCTCGGTGAAGGCAATTAAGGTAAGTTAATGACATATCAAAGAACACTCACACCACGGATTTACGTGGACAATATAAATTTTCTTCTTTCAGCAGGGAAAATGGCGACATCAGATATAACTCTTTCAGGTGAAACAATGGTAGCTGGTTCATCTTTAATTGAGATATTTGACCTTCGCCCTACAAATACACAGACCATAAGCACGGGAGTTGGTGATACCACGGCGAATTTTTATATCGAAATAGATACAAACTACAGCACCGATGCAAATGTAGATAATAACTTCATTGCCATTTTAGGGCATAACATGGATGAAGCGGATGCTGAGTTCAGGATACAGACGGATGACCATTCAGGTTTTGCATCAGCCCAATCTCCAGCGATGGTAGAAGTGGTTAATTGTGGTGGCGGTTGCGACGCTGGTAGTGGCAACTATTGTAGTCCTGCGTATAACGGATGGAGTCTTGCAACCTTCTCACAGGCGACAGATAATAGATATATGAGAATATATTTTGACCCTGCTGATGATTCTAATTATGATGCGAATCTGGGTATTTCAGCAATTATCGTAGGTGAATATTGGGACTTCCCGAATAGCCCCGATTTAAACATTTCAAAAACCTTTGAGTTTGACGGTGTAAAGAAATTACAATCATTCGGGGGGCAGACTTATTCCAATGCAAGTTATTTAAGAGGAGGTCATTGGAACGTAAGACCTCCGTATAAGAACTCAACAAGTACGTCAGCGGTTGGGTATGGTTATGGGAGAACAAATATGGATATGTCTTTTTCATATCTTGCGGATACAGATGTTTTTCCAGACCTCCGTTATGATACGGCTCAAGTCTTCCAATCTAACAATATGCTGAACAACTTAATCGTAAAAACTGGCGGAGGTCATTTCCCCTTTTTGTTGCAATATGATAACGCTACAGCTTCAGCAGATGATTCGTTTTTATGGTGTAGATTAGACAATGAACCAGAATTCAGTCAAATTGCATATCAGACATGGGACACTTCACTTTCGTTTCGTGAAGAATTTTAAAGCCTGCAAAGATAATCTAAATTCAATTCGCCACGACAGTGCGGACATCTCATTTTTTCTTTTCCTAATCTTGGGAAGTTTTTATATGTAATAAGAGTCCTGCGTGACTTTCCTGACCTCGGCTTTTCCCAGCAATAATCACACACAGGGCAATACTTAATATCGTTGTCTGCGCTCTCGTCGTCGAACATATAAGGGTCTGTGGCGTTCTGGTGAACGCTATATAATGCTTTTATTGCCCAAGATATGCTATTGCTGTAGTTTGGGTTCTGGCAGTAAAATTCTTTTCGATATCGTTTCGCACGCTTTGAGAACCAGTCTTGCTTTTTCGCCTTCATCAAATCTCATAATTGACATATCTTCCTCTGCTTTCACCTTGTAATTGTCTCTATCTGCATAGAACTCGAGCACGCTCTTCATCTGCAAATAACAGTCTACAGCCTCCTTTTTTATCATCAGAAAGCGGCTTCGCTTTTCTTTTCGAGAGAAATATAATAGTATTCTTTACCAGAGCCACTTTCCCTGTGCCATAGGGCAACATAATAATCTTCGCCATCAATGTCGGCAGAGCCTTTGTAGTCTGGTCTTTTTTCGTTTCCTTCCTTGTCGTTCAGGAAGGCTGAACCGCTGTTTTTCTTGTGTTTATACGTTTCCATGTTTACTCCTTAATGATGGGCGAGGTAGAAAGGAGGGCAATGTCGGAGAAACCGACATGGAGGATGAAAACTACCTCACCCAATTTTAATCTTAACCGAGTTACGGTCGGTTTAAATTTACCTCTCTTTTTTTAAGTTTTGAAATATCTTTCAATATTTTTCCAGCCTGTAATGTGTTTCTGTTTCTCAAGGCGTTCATAATAATTATATATTCGTCTTTATTTAAAATCAGCAAGATTTTTGATTCACTCTTATTTTCCAATTATATCTTAACCTCAAAGATTGTTGTCCTTGGTCTTAGCTTTTCGCCTGATTTTGGATTGTAAGCCTCGATGCTTTTTTCTATATCGTATCCTTCTGTGTCGTCTACGTTTTGTAAATCTATTTTTATACCGTCCCTATTGCCGTTGCTATAAAAGATATAACAGTTTTGCGATGCTCTTCCAGACATATTTAATGCTTTTTCGGAATAATCGTTAGCCCCCACCATTGATGAACTTCTTGAATAAATATCCCCAACTCTCGCACTATGAATATGTCCGCTTATAACATAGTCTATTGAAACGCCGTGGTTTGCATATCTGCCCATAATCTGATTGACCGAGGATTCGTGTCTTGCCCCAATCGCCCCGTGTCCGTGTAGCATCAACAGGTTCTGACCTGCAACACCTATCACAAGCTCCGTCGGGTCGCCAGATATAAACTCTATAGGGCTGTCCATGAATAGAGCACGAAGCATATTGAAGATTGTAAAATCATAATTATCAGTAGCCAGTATGTCTGACCATCCGCTCTCCTTATGAACCCTTGCCTCGTTTCCAGACACACAGGCAACCGCAATCTCGTAATCTTCTGAAAGCTCTATAATTGCCTGTTGAATAATATCAACCGCAAGAAACACAGCCGAAGCCCTGTTGCTAGCACGATTCAGCATTTCATCTAACCTGCGGTCTGAATTGATTAAATCGCCCGTGAACGCTAAAAGCACCTTGCCTATCCCTTTGGTCGAAAAGTACGATTTAGAGCCTTCTATGTGCCTTTTTAAGCGCTTTGAGGCTATTTCAAAGTTATATTTGTTATTGGGCAGGTCAACAAGCTCGTTGAAGTGTAAATCTGATAGGTGAATCACGCCAGCGGCTTTCTGTTTTTTCTTTCTATGTTTCTTGATTTTTGTATGCAGTTTATAAGAACGAAGAACCTCATAGATGTGGCTGTTCATTTCTGTTATTGCATTTTCTATTCTTGCATATTCTCGAAATGACTTTCTTTCAATCCTGTTCCTGTCTTGATAAGCCTGTTTTTGCTTGGCAACCCTGACGTTTTCTTTTATTAATTCCGGCTCTGCTATTATGGGGTATGCGGTTCTATAGTTACAGTCTTTACAGAGCCACCTTTGATTGCCCTTTGCGTTTTTGCTTTTACGAATGAGATTTCCGCTCCCGCAGGATGAACAGGAGATAATATATCCGTCGTCATTAAATATAATCATTGCCGTCTACCTTTGCGCACTTCTTTGAATTTATCATATAAAGCCTCCAGTTGTTTATCTGTGAACCTTTTCTTGGTTTTGTATCTCACATGGAGTTTGTCATAGGACTTCTGACCGAATTTCCTGACGTACCAATTAGAATACGGATAAAAGTCTCTGTTATGCGATAAATTACAACCACGACACTGAGTATGGCAATTGCCGTTTAGGGTAACGTCCCACCTCGTTGAATAGCTTTTCCTCGGAAACAGGTGTCCGTTCTGAAGATATTCTTTATTGCCACAAACGACACATCGTTTGTCCCTTGCTCTGATTATAAGACTGACAATCTTGTCCAGTTTCCTTACGATTGACATTCTCTTTATTTTTTTCTTCGGCATTATAAGATATAACCGAGCTTTTCACAGTAAGTCTCCCACCATTCTAAAAACTGAACAACTGTATATTGTTCAACAATGGGGACTCTCCAGCGGTATTCGTCATTGAGCTTAAAATAAGACTCGTCAACGAACTGTGTACTGGCTACAACAATCTCGCTGGGGGTTGTGTCGTGTCTGAATATAATAGCAGAAGACCTGTTGCCAGCCGTGTCGTGGGATTTCACCACGTTTTCCAACGCCAGTCTTTGACCTCGCCGAACCGGCGTTCCAATCAGTTTTGCCTCAAAATAAACAAAGACCTTACCCCCATAGTCAATGAACCCGTCAATGTCTGTTGGGATTATTCCACGTCTCCTCTGCATTCCGTCAAAGGAAATAATTTGATTTGCTCTTTCTTTATACTTTAAAAGAATTTAATTAATCATCCCAATTGTTTTCATATAATCAATTTCTGATTGCGTTTCCATCTTGGTTCTGCATAATAAACAAAATTTAATAGTTCCCTTTTTTACCTTCTCGTAGTGAAAAGCGTGGTTCGGGCAAACAAGAACATTTTGTGATGATTCATTTTTTGTTGCGATTTCTTCGTCGATTAATTGCTCTGTCGTTTTTAAAACCTCGTCTTACCATCCGCTGTTGTTCAAATAAGTAAGCGGATTTTTTCTGAACCGTTTGTCTGGAGTAGACGAAGCATACATCGGAAGATGTTTCATCGCCTCCTCTTTATTTATTTCTTTCAGACTGTTCCATTTCTTTTTGCATTTAACACGATTAATCTTTTTATCATATAAATTCCAAAATTTATCGAACGATATAGTATTATTTGTATTACTATCTGTATTACTATCTGGTATAGGTTTGTTGGTTTCGATAAATGCATCTGTTGGTTTCGACAAATGCATTTGTTGGTTTCGACAAATGGAGGCATCGAAAAGTGAAATTGCCCTATCTGTAAGCGCATACCAAGTCGTTCTGTCATACTTCTTTTTATTGTGATTGGCTGTTAATATATAACCGTCTTTTTCCAGCTTTTTTAGTGTGTTGCGAATCTTGTAAGTGCTTATATATGTGAAGATAGAGGAAAATCCCTCTATGGAATTATAAGTCCAATAATGCCCATCAATCTTGTTTTTATTATTGCCCATATTTCGCTTGTGCCAATAAAAAAAATGCTGAAGAAGAAGGGCTTCGTGTAGCCCCAAGTCATCAGCAATTTCAGTTGGGAATGAATGTGAGTCCATTGTATTTCTCCTTTATTTATCAAATATCCACATAACAATTATACCCATTACGATACCAAATAGCAAACCTATTTTCGTTCCGTACCAGAACATTTTACGTCCGAGGTAAAAAGCTCTCGCCCTGTATTTCTTGTTAATTGTTTGTTCTACTTTCATTATTTCTTATATATAATTTTCCTCGTCGAATATTCCTTTCAACATTATATACAATTTCTTTAATTGTTTTATGTCACAATACTTTGTCAGCATAACTTCTTTGTTTTTACTGCAATCATGTTCTTCCAAACTAAAATGAGTTGTGTGTATATTAAGTTCTAACCAACGTCTAACCGCATTATCGTGTACTGGTTTATCGAGAGAACATTCTAAATCCCATCGATAGGTTACGCTATTACGATGCTTCATAATTGCCCCACTTCCATTTTCCTTTTTCGTTTTACTTGATTTGCCGTTCTGCCGTTGCGTTTTAACCATTCGTTCAGTTTGCGTTTTTTGCGTTTACGGTCTTTAGCTTTTCTATTAGGCAAAATATTTTATAAACTTATCTATCTTATTCATAAAGGATTTGACTTGCTTTTTTGCTTGCCTCTCAAGGTCTTCATCAAATATTCTATCAAGGCATTTATTACACATTCTTTCGTCTGTATCTCCATCTGTATCATCATAAAGAGTTTCGCACTCTATGCACGTAAATTCCATTTTAATCTCCTTTAGTTTTTCTATTACATCGCCTTGAAGTATGTTATTCATAAATTTCAGCCCGATTTGTCAGTCGAGTATCTATTTTCATTTAATGACCCCCAGCAAATATCCAATAACAATCCCGGCCACCACACCAGCCAATGCTCCTTTTCGTATTCCATACCAGTACATTTTCCGCCCCAGGTAGAAGGCTCTTGCTTTATATTTTTCTTCTGAATTCACATCCGGTCTTCTTTTATTATCGCATCCCAATCCGGTTCCGGTATATCCAAATCAGCACCGCAGTCTTCACAGGTATAGGACTCACCTACATTGGTATCCTTTTCTTCTGGCTGATAGTGTTTATTCAGATGCTCACAGCATTCCTGGCACGGTTCTTTTTCCATCCCGCAGTGTTCACAGGTCACAGGCAAAACTGGCAGGTCCTTTTTTTAAGTCCTCTTGTAGGGAAGTCTTCATGGATAATAGATGTTTTATCATCCACGCGGTCTATAATAGGTGTCCACACATAGCCACATTTATCACAGAGCAGTGGGTTCATAGCTCTGATATATCTATTTTCACGCTTATTGCGTTTGATAGCGGCCTTAATATCACCATGTTTTACCGGAGGAGCCATACAGGAATACCACCACCAGCCATTTTCCAGCGTATGGAAATCGCTGATATCCCTTTGCTCGTCGTACATCACTTTTTTTTAATAGTTCTTCCATTTAATATCCCAAAAAGCGTCATTATGGCCATATCTGAAAGGCGTTCCAGTTGGTCGTGAAAGCCGTCCTTAAAGAATTTCTTTAGCTCTTCCAGCATCGTGTCTCTGTCACCCATCAAAAAACCTTTTTCATTTGGTGTAATTCCAGCAGATGACAGAAGGCCTCATAACCTTTATCCAGCACTTCCCGGTTCAGCGTATGGTGTTCAAAGTTCCCGGTTTCTTTGTCCAGGCGG